TGAAAGCATCGACGCCTACATTCTCGGCATCGCCACCAACGCATCGGCTGATTGGCTGGGCGATGGTCAATCCTCGATTGACGAGTGGGTGGACGCGGCTGCGGCCTATGCTCGCCTCAAGGAAAACGGCGTGGGTGACAACGATCTTTCGTTCATCATGAACCACACTGATGAATACAAGCTGGGCGACCAGATCGTGAAGCTGCCCGCTCCGGACAACCTTTCGACCACGACCTATCGTCGAGGCTTCTCCGGTGAACTGGCAGGCCACAAGACGATGTTCACCAACCAGCTTCCGGTTCTCACGACCGGGACGCGGCTTGCGACGGCAGAGGCAACAGTCAACGGCAACAACCAGAACGTCAATTATGTGACTGTCGCCAAGGCTGGCACGGTCAATGGTCGCCGCATGACGCAGACGCTTGTTCTGAACAACGCAGGCACCAAGACCTACAGGAAGGGTGAAGTGTTCACGATCCCCGGTGTGTTTGCTTACGACAACCGCAAGCAGGCTCCGGTCACTCCGGCACGTCTCCAGCAGTTTACCGTGATCGAAGACGCCACTGCGAGCGGCGGCAATGTCACGCTGCGGATTTTCCCGGCGATCATCGTTCCGGGATCGGGCACGGGCGACAACATCAACATCAACACCGCTCATGCGACCGTTACGGCGGCTCCGGCCAATGGCGCGGTGCTGACTTTCCTCGGTGCTCCGAGCACGACCCTCTCGCCGCGCGTGCTGATCCAGAAGGAAGCCATCGTGGTCAACACCGTGCCGCTGATCCTTCCGGCTTCGGACACTTCGATGCGTCGCCGCCTGAGGAAGATTCCGCTGACTGTCCGCATGTGGCAGCACAGCGATTTCTATACCGGCGCACACGGTGTCCGCTTCGACGTGGCGTTGAACACCAACGTCCGCGAGCGGATGCGGATCGCGCGCTTCAACGGTTCGTAACAGGCTCGTCGCCTGGCGTTCTCCGAGGCGAATTGAGAGCGCCCCTGTCGATACCCGCTCGGCAGGGGCGTTTTCGCCAGAGAAAAGGGTCTGAAAGGTGCTTTCCATGTCTTTTGTTCGTGAACGATTTAGCCCTCGCCCTCTTGGGGTAAATGCCGTGGCAGCGATCACCGGAATTTATCTGGGTGGCTTCCTTGCCAAGACTTCGGGCACGATTTCGATTGTGACCAAGGATTCGACCGGTCTCAACGATGTGACGATTGTTGATGCTGTGCCTGTGACAGCTGGGGTCTATACGCCAATCCCGATTGTGGTGCAGACGCCTGGCTACACAGTCACGCTTGCGGATGGAGCCAGCGGAACGCTGATGATCTGACATGATTGCATCGACTTGGGCAGGGCAACAATGGAGAGATAATCCAATACCTCCTCCGTCAGAGGATTGGATACTCGCAACGGGAATTTGGGACGACACAGGCATTTGGGATGATGCCGCAGTTTGGATAGATTGATGGCACAGCAGAACATCAATGCAGGAGATACTGGAGCGGCGGCAAGAGCAAAGATCAATGCCAACGCGACCGAACTCTATACCGCCACAGATGCACTCAATTCCAGTGTTGCCAATCTCGAGACTACCACAAGTGCGCTCAATTCCAGTGTTGCCGATCTCGAGACTACCACAAGTGCGCTCAATTCCAGTGTTGCCGATCTCGAGACTACCACAAGTGCGCTCAATTCCAGTGTTGCCGATCTCGATGCCAATGCGCAAAAAATCGGAGACCCAGTCAATCTTGTAGCTACAAATCCCGCAGCACCTTCTGCCGGATCGGTTACTCTTTTTCGCAGGTCTGTGGGAGGCAGGCAATTGCCTGCATTTATTGGCCCTAGCGGGTTAGACAGCGCCTTGCAGCCCCTGTTGGCCCGCAACAAAGTAGGATTTTGGTGTCCTCCGGGTAACGGCACGACTGTGCCGGGTGTATTGGGTTTTACGGGCTTTTCTACCATAGGCACAGCGACCGGGCGCAACGTGGCGACCACCAGAATGTTCACGCGGATGCGCAGGCTCGGCTATGTCAGCGCAACAGCCGCAGGCTCGTTGGCCGGTGCACGGGTCCCAGCGGCACAGATCACGTTGGGAACTACGGCTAGCGGCATACCGGTAGGTGGATTTTTTAAAGTCATTCGTTTTGGATGCTCTGACGCGGCCACAGTGGATGGCGCTCGGCAATTTGTTGGAATTTCTGCTTCGGCTGCCGCTCCTACCAATGTCGAACCTTCAACCTTGGTCAACTCGATTGGAGTAGGTCATGGTGAAGCAAACACTAATCTATTCCTTTATTGGGGAGGTTCCGCAGCACAGACTCCCATTGATCTTGGAGCTAATTTTCCGGCAAATACGCTTTCAGTTGATGTATATGAGTTGGCATTGTTTTGTGCTCCCGGAAGCGCAGAAGTTAACTGGCAAGTAACTCGGATTAATACAGGCCATGTCGCTTCGGGCACCTTGACAGGAACATTGGGAACGCAATTGCCTAGCGTCACGACATTGTTGACGTATTCGCAAAACTGGCGCAGCAATAATGCAACAGCTTTGGCAGTTGGTCTCGACATTTTTTCAGACTATATCGAAACAGATCAGTGACAAGGAGAACACCGCATGTCTGAATTTCCCAAGTGGTTCTATGGCCCGAACGATCAGGCCAGTATTTTCGATGATGCCAAGAGTGTTCCGGCAGGCTGGCAGGATCATCCGTCCAAGGTTGTTGAAGTCAATGACACCATCAGCACCGAATCTGCACCGAAGCGGGGACGCAAGCCCAAGGTCGTGGAGCACGACCTCTAATTGAAAGGAAACTGCCATGAAGAAGTGCGGAAGCAAATCCGGCCCGAAAGGGATGGCAAAGAGCATGATGAAGGGCTACAACAAGCCCATGACAAAGTCGGGCATGAAGAAAACCACTGCTCGCCGCAGGTAAGTATGGAGCGTCTCTGTGACCTTGGTTTCGTCGATCATCAATGACGCTTTCCGAGAAGGGAACATTCTCCCTCTTGGCAGAGCGCCGAACGAAGCACAGGAGACAGAGGCGCTTCGGCTTCTGAACCAGCTTTTTTCCACGATCTACGGAGATGAAGCAGGCGAAGCTTTGCAGGACTGGCCGCTCGGCAATTTCGGACGCGAAAGCCCGGTTTACGATCTCGGCTGGACAGAACAGCAGATCGACCACCCCATGCTCAACTCTCGGCTGATCGCAGTCAACGAGCAACCTAGGACGCTCTACCTGCCTCTCCAGCCGCAGGACGGCTCCCGCATGGCGATTGCCGACCCGTTCGGACGACTGGCCTCTGTGCCTGTCACTCTCGACGCCAACGGACGGACGATTGAGGGCGCACCGACCCTTTTGCTCGACACCGATGGGCTTTACGCAGAGTGGTTCTATCGCGCCGATCTCGGCAACTGGATGAAGCTTGTCGGCGTGGTCGAAACGGATGAAATGCCGTTTCCTGCCGAGTTTGACATGTTTTTCATCATGCTCTTGGCGATGCGGATCAACCCGCGCTACGGGCGGGCAATAGACCCGCAGAGTCAGGCAATGTATCAGAACGAACGCCGCAAATTTGTGTCGCGTTACTTGCAATCCATGCCGCTTGAAATCCTCGACGATATTTCGTGGCCGTTCATGTCTACTCAAGCTTATGATCAGCAGCGCGAATTTTCATCCAATCGCGCTTTCCGGCGAGGCAGTTATTTCTGGGGTAGGGGATAATTTGTGCCTGACATTCCTCTTGCCCGTAGTGATTATTTCCGAGGCGTAGCCAAAGAGGCACGCATCCGGACGCGCAATCGGTATTTCGAAGAAAATCCTGTCCTGACCACGACGCAGGCGGCATTGATCTCGCGCCCCGGCATGAGGCGTTGGCTGGAAGTCGGATCGGGACCGATCAGAGGTGTCTACAGCCAGCCGGGAAGCTTTGACGGCGATTTGTTCGTGGCGTCAGGGGAAGAAATCTGGCGCGTGAAGCCTGACAAGACAGCAACCTTCATCGGCAATCTTCCCGGTCCTGCCCGTTCGCCCGTTGAAATGGTTGCTACTGGCAACATCGGGGAGACACCCGCCTATCTGTTCGTGACGGGCGGCGGCACGCTCATGTGCTATGCCGAGGACGGCTTTGCAAGCGGACAGTTGACCGGCACTCCGGCGAATAATGACGTAGTGCGGATCGGAGACACCTATTACCGATTCACCAGCGGCAGCGTGGATGCAGGCACACCGGCAGGCACGGTCGGTAGTCCTTGGCTGGTGGCTTTGGGAGGTTCACCTGGTCAGGCTTTCGACAATCTGCGCAAGGCCATCAATGGTATAGGCACTCCGGGAACGGACTACAGCACAGCCCTGATCGAGAATATGCAGGTGCAATCGGTAGACAGCACATCCAGCAGTGTAACGGTCCGGGCGCTGGTCGCAGGGACCGTAGGTAACTCGATCATCACGACAGAGACAGGTGCGGCACTGGCGTGGGGTGCAGGGACGTTGACGAACGGCGGGAATCCGACTTGGTTTCCTATTGTCACACCTGACGATGTAGGTATCATCAGTCTTGGTTACATCGCGTCTTACGTTGTGGTCGTTCCTGCGCAAGGCGAAGGCATCAATGGGCGATTCTTCTGGATTGAGCCGGGAGAAAGCACCATTGATCCTCTCAACTTTGCGACGGCGGAACGTGCGCCTGATCCGATCTATCAGGTGAGGGTGTTCGGCGACCAGTTCTGGCTTCCTGGTGCAGCCACGACAGAAGTGTGGTATTTTACCGGTGATTTCGACGCGCCGGTAGCACGCCTGCAAGGCGTGACTTTTGATCGAGGCACTTGGCCGGGAACGGCTGTGCAAATCAAGGAAAGCATGGTGATCGTTGACAGTGATGGCGGCGTGTTCCAGATCGCGGGCGGATTGAAAAGGATCAGCCGTCCGGACATCGAGGAACGTATTCGCAAGGCCATCCAGTTTCAGTCAAATTCTTAGGAGTAGTTGCGATGACACTTCAATGGGCAGACTTTCCTTCCGGAGAACAGGGACTTTATGGCACCCAAGGCAACCGAATGCTCGACGGCACTCCGTGGGTGTTTGTGGCAAGCTTTCCGGTTTCAACCGCTATTGCCGCTGATCCCGATCCTCTGATCGGCGCGAATGGTCGTGTCCTCAGACACAGAGCATTGAGCGGTTCGACAGTCGCCACGCGACTTGCGTTGACCTCCCCCGATGATGTTGCAGGGGTCGTCCATAATTTCTACGCTTCATCGCTTCCTCTGACAGCTACCCCTTTTCTCGCATTTCTGACGACAGGAAATGTCCTGCGCTACCAAGTCAGGGTTCGACCCAACGGAGGACTGGAAATCACGAGGAATACGACAGTCGTAGCGACTGCCGATTTTCCGATTATTCTGGCGAATAGTTGGAACCTGATCGAAACTCTCGTCGATATTACCGCAGGAACGGTTGAGGTTCGCAAGAATGACCTGACTGTTTTGTCTTACACGGATTCCACACCCTTCACAGGAACGATTGGCCTTGTAAGTTTTCCCGATGCTAACATCGGCGAGTCAAATTCTTTTTTCAGCAAGAATATCGTGGTCTACAATGGTCAGGGGTCTTCCTTCAACACATTCCAGGGCAATGTGATTGTCGCTGATCTCCGACCTGACGAAGACGTAACCCTTGGTGGCTGGACGACTTCGACCGGCACCGAAGCGTGGCCCTTGCTGGATGAATCGCCTCCTGATGATGCGGATTATATTGAGGCAGGGCATTCGCCTTTGCCTTCTCCTGCCGAAGTGGAATTCACTTCGCTGCCACCTGATGTGACTTCAATTCGTGGACTGATTTCGATTACTCGGTCGCGCAAGACAGACGGTGGCGACGGGAATTTGCAGACCAGTCTTTCGCCGGATGGCACAAATTATGATGTGGGAACGGACAATCCTGTCACCACTACGCCGACCTATAGATATGACGTGAGCCAGATCAGCCCCGCCACGACTGCGGCTTGGTCTCCCACGGAGGTGAATTCGATCCGGCAGCGTTACGACAGGACCGTGTAGCATGGCACTCACGCCGCAAGTCAGGCTCACACAGACAGCAGTCCGATCTGTTGCGGTCGGAGATAGCGACCTGCGCCTGTTTCAGTCTTCCGTGCGTGTCGTTTTCAACATTCCGACGCAGAGCGTGGAAGTCTCGCAATCTTTGGTTCGGCCTGTCGTAGGCAAGAATGCCACCGGATTGAGAGTTTCTCAATCGGTCGTGCGCGTCGTTTATCGCGGACGCATCGAAGATACCATTGTTCGTGCGTGGACCTTCACGCTCGACGGGCACGACTTCTATGTGCTGCGGCTCAATGAAACAGAAACGCTGATCTATGACACGAGCACTGAGCAGTGGGTCAACTGGGATAGCCATGGCCTTCCTGTCTGGCGCGTGAATTGCGGCACCAACTGGATCGAAGGCCAGTCTATCGGATTTGAGTCCGGTTCCGCAATTCTTGCAGGCGACGATCAGGCAGGAATTTTGTGGGCGCTCGATCCTGAGAGAGCCTTTGATGAAGCAGTGCTGTCGGATGCTCCCGAGCAGACAGTGCCTTTCCAGCGCATCGTGATGGGTCAGGTGCCTATGACGGGCCGTGAAGTGCTGCCATGCTACGCCTTGTTCCTGATCGGGGACAATTTCGGACCGCTGACAGATGTTTTCACAGCGCAGATCACATTGGAATACTCGGACGACGCAGGCAAAACCTATCATGACGCAGGCACGATTGAGGTGACGCCAAGCACCGTCAATCAGCCTTACGAATGGTATTCTCTCGGTCAGATTGAAGCACCTGGACGCCTTTTCCGGCTCACGGATACTGGCGTATTCACGCGCATCGACAGTCTGACCATGAACGACGGGCAAGACTGATGGTCGGCAAGTTGCAACCTCTCGTCAATAATCAGATGATCGTCGGGCCTGACGGCAAGCCGACCGAGTATTTCATTCGGTGGGCGCAGCAACGCCAGATCGACATAGGCCAAGCCATTGATGAAGATCGCGCTCTTGAGATAATACAGGCGTTTATAGACGACTATGCGCTGCAAGCAGGCAGCGGCATCGCCATCACGCCGAATGGCAAGCTGACCAGCAATCCGACGATCAGTGCCGAAGCGCAGGCCGTTCTCAACCAGATTTCGAGCACGCACGGTGCAGTGCTGTTTCGCGGCGCGACGAATTGGCAAGCTCTTGCTCCGGGAACTAGCGGCCACTTTCTCCGCACGAACGGTGCGAACGCAGACCCGAGTTGGGCAGCAGGCGGAGGAGGAGGAGGAGGCGGGATACCGCTTTATCCAACTGAAAATCCCGATCCTACAGTAAACTCGGGCGGCCTGCTTCAAAATCAACTAGTTTTGCTTATAGCCTTCTGCCACTCGGCAACGCCTGTGACGGGATTAGGTTTGCTGACAAGAACAGTAACAGCTACTCAACAAGCTATCCCTGCGATTTATGACGCTGGCCCCGCTGCGTCCTTAACGACCCTTGCTCCCAATAATACCACTCTTGTTGCAACAGGCCCTTCGCAAACACTTGTATCAAATCGTTATAATTTGCTTCCTTTGGACTCTGTATTTACTCCAACTACAGGAAACGTCTATTTTTTAGGGTTCACTTTCCATAGCGGCACTGCCACCTTCAACTGTGGTGCTCTGCCATTTTCTAGAAGGGTTTGGTGGATTACTTCTGGGTTTAATCCCCCACCTGCGACATTCCCTAATTCAGGTATTTCTACCGGCACAGGGAATTCTAACGGGTGGTGGACATACTAGAAGGCTTGCAATTTTTCCGAACGTTGCTTGACCTCTCGCCGCTCCTAGGCTATATCTGCCCTGTTCCCTCGCCGCAGCGCGTTTCGTCCACATAGCCCAACCGGGAACCACGGGGCGATCTGGATGCAGGCAGCATGAACGCGCATACCCAAATCATTGAAGCTATTGACACATCGCCCCTCAATCGAGGGTTGCGAGGCGCTGACTGGCTGGCCTTCGAGGGCAACGTTCCGATCACTTTCCCGAACGGCGACATTGCCTTGTTCGATTGGGAAGGCGATGGCACCTATCAGGTGCATTTCCTGTTTGTGTCTCGCGGTCGGGAAGCCATCGACAATGCCAAAGAGGCGTTTCGCCAGATGTTCGTCGATCATGGCGCGGAAGTGATTTTCGGCTTGGTGCCCGATTTCCGGCGTGACGTGAAGTTGCTTGCCCGCTGGATCGGCGGCAAGTATGTAGGCAAGCGTGAGACTTCGGAAGGGCTTTGTGAATTGTTCGTGCTGTCGAACGTCATGTATTTCAAGGATCGAATCTGATGGGCTTTCTGAAACAAGGAATGCAGAGATTCAATTCGCAGTTTGCGAATCCCGCAGATCGCATCGGTTCCGGTCTCGACATGATTGCACGTGGCGGCGGGGCTGACGCAGGATATAGCGGGATGCAGCAACAGCAGCGGTCGATGCAGGAGCAGTTGCTGCCGATGCAGCCGATGCAACCGATGCAACCGATGCAGCAGTTTCAGCAGCCGATGATGCAGCAGCCTATGCAAGAGAATAATTTCCTGCAAACTCTGTTTTCCCGGCTTCTTGGTAGAGGACAAAGGTAATGGGTTTTCTCAAGCCAAAAGCGGCACGCTCTGACAATGCCAATATGGGGCTCATCAACTCGACCTATGGCGGGATGATGAACCAGGGCACTGCGGCCAACAGCAACCTGTCCGCACTCCTTACGGGGCAAGGCGATGTTGCAGGCGCACAGCAAGGACTGCAAGGTTACCTGAACATGGCAGGCTTCGCTCCTGCCATGCGTCAGATGAGTCAGGCGACGACCGGACAGGGCGCAGCATCGGGCTTGCTTCGCAGCGGGATCACGGCCAACCGTCTCCAGACGCGCGGCGCTGAACTCAATCAGGGCTTCACCAACAATTACCTCCAGCAACTTGCCGGTCTTTCGGGACTGGG